AAATATTTTAACGGAGTAAATGAAGATGAAATTAACTGAAAACTTTAGCTTAAAAGAGATGACACAATCTCAAACAGCTCTTAAAAACAATATAGATAATGAACCTAATGCAGAGCAAATAGAGAACCTAAGACAACTTTGCCAGACCATCTTACAACCCATCAGAGAAGATTTTCAGCTCCCAATTAAGATTACCTCTGGTTTTAGATCACCTGAATTGTGCGAAATTTTAGGATCAAAATCTACCTCACAACATTGTGCTAATGAATGTGCCGCAGCAGACTTTGAAATACCTGGTGTAGATAATAAAAAAGTATTTAAACATATTATTGAGAACCTTCCATTCGATCAAATTATTTTAGAGTATTATGATGATTCAGATATTAATAGTGGATGGATTCATGTGTCTTGGTCGCCAAATCCTAGAGGTCAAGCTCTTACTAAGGATAAAGAAGGCTATAAGACATGGCAATAAACAAGTCTAAAATGAAATGCAACAGACCTAAACGACAAGTTCAGGGTGGAAAAAAGTTTGTAGTCAAGGCTTGTAAAGGTGGCAAAGAAAAGATAATTAGATATGGGGATGCAAATATGACTATTAAAAAGTCTAACCCTGCTAGACGAAAAAGTTTTAGAGCTAGACACAAATGTGCTACTGCTAAAGATGTATTTTCTGCTAGATATTGGTCTTGCAAAAAATGGTAACAAAAGGAGAAAACTATGTATGGAAAAAAACCAATGAAGAAAAAGAAGAAGAAATCTAAGAAGAAAAAAAAGAAAATGGTAAGTAAATATTAACAATTAGGAGTAACTGCTTGTCAGTTGGGAATGTTGGAGGGTTAAAAAAATATGCCTAAAGGTAAAAACAAAAAGTATAGTAAAAAACAAATGAAGATAGCTAGAATGGCTGCACCATTTGATAAAATAACTGGTGCTGATTTTGCTAAACTTAAAAAGAAAAAGAGAAAAAAATGAAGGAACTAACTAAAAGACAAAAAGATACTTTAAAAAGACATAAAAAACATCATACTAATAAACACATGGCTATGATGAAAAAAGCTATGAGAAATGGTAAAACTTTTGGACAAGCTCATAAAATGGCTATGAAAAAAGTAGGAAGATAATTATGGCAAAACTATGTGCAAAAGGTAAAAGAGCAGCAAAGCGAAAGTTTAAAGTATATCCTAGTGCTTATGCTAATATGTATGCTAGTGGTGTATGTTCAGGTAGAATAAAACCTAAGAAGAAAAAGAAAAAGAAATGAGTTTAAGAAAATGGACATCAGAAAAATGGGTGGACATTGCTAATCCCAAAAAAGGTGGTGGTTTTCCGCCATGTGGAAGATCAAAGGGTGAGAAAAGAAAGAACTATCCTAAGTGTGTAAAGTCATCTAAAGCTAGATCCATGACTGCAAGTCAAAGGAGAGCAGCAGTTTCAAGAAAGAAAACAGCAGAGAGAAAATCAAGAAAAGGTAAAAGACCTAACTATGCCAAAACATAAGAAGCTCTGGAAGAAACCTAAAGTTATTATTATTGATATTGGTAAGTGTAAATATTGCAAAGAAGACATGACTAACCAAGAAAGTTTTGTGGCCTTTTATCCTAAAGGTAAAGCTCATTATAAATGTATGAGAGAAGATGATAGAAAGAATAGTTAGATATGCCTAACAACTTTTTTAATCAATTCATACCATTGTTCTTTATACTTACTATCTTTAGTTTTGTTATACAAATTAGCTAAATAATCTAATTGATCTTGGTCTTTATCTCTAACTGTTTTGTCATTAAGCCAATCAAACTTCTTGCCTGACTGACTTAACGATTTCATTTATTGTTCTATTGTTTTAATTTCTTCCTCAATATATGAGTCAGATATATCGTTATATGAATTTGGATTAGGATATAACTTTTCATTCCTTACTTGATTACATCTATTAATCTCAGGAAACTTATCCTCATATTTTAAATGACTGGTAAAGTTTTCAAAATTAAATCCATCTGAAAAATAACTTACTGGCACATTAAAAAAATGAGCTAACCAACCCATTAAAAATGCACTCAATCCATTGTAACCTTTCTCATATTTTTGAATCTGTTGAAAGGTAACATTTATTTCCTTCGCAACATCTGATTGACTCATCTTATGTAGTAATCTTATGTTTCTTAACTTAGTTCCAACATGAGAATTAAATCTAATACTGTTGGGATCTTTTGGTTTTGCAGACATGAATAGCCTTCCTTTCTTGTTACTTTTTCAATTATAAAACTATTTACTGTTCGTAGATAGTTTTTGCTTCTTTGTTTTGAGCATTAACAATTCTTCTTACTAACTGTTTATACTCAACATAATCCTTGATTGTTTTGGTACATAGTCTGCCATCAATCGTAGCCATTATATTGTTATGGCACTTTTGTAGCTTTCCATACAATCTAGGAAGTTCATTACTTAGGTTCATTCCCATTCTCCTTTTTCTTTATAATTGAATGCACCAAATTTTTATGCGATATTTCTTTTACAATCGCATTCTCTGTTGCATTCATCTGACCTGCCGCCTTCTCAACAGAGTCAAATTCTTCTTCTAAAGTTGCAGCAAATTCGTAGTAATATGTTTTTTTACAACTCATAGTAATTATTGACTTTTAATTTACTGTTTTTTATATGTTTCGTCAACATATACTTTCTCATAAAAACATCATCAGATTTTATTAATTTTAACTTCTCAGCGTTCTTTAATAAAATACCTACTCTTTGTTTGGTAATACTTAATGCTTTACCTATCTCATCTAACTTAGGAAAACAGTCATGTTCAGCATGATAAGAGGACATAAAATCTATTATTTCTTTTATTCTTGGACTGTAAAATATCTTAGCCATTATTCATCCTTCTCTTTTATGTTTTGAAGCATAGTCTTTAATAGATCATTATATCCTGCAATATCTTTATGAGTATCTTCTTTATAAACATCTTTTTTAGTTCCATCATCAATAGTTCTAGTTAGTTTTAATATAATCATAAGCTGTGGAACAAGAGTAATAGGTACTTTAATTTTGTGGCCATTGATTACTTCCAATGTTGATTGAATAAAATTTGCAATAATGTATGCGTTCTTATCAAAATCACCATATTCAATTTGTTTCTTTTCAAGCATTTGCTTGACCATTTTCTCACCTATATCTATCCATTTAACATTATCGTCTGACATTTAATCTCCTTTTTTTTAATTTTATTTACAAATACATCCATAAAAATTTCCGCTACCATCATTCATAATATGTTGGTTAAATGGTGTATCAATATAAGTTGTTAATTTTAATCTAAGTATTTCACAAAGATCAAAGCAATCTATAGAACCAACTAATTTTATATTTTCTAACATATGTTTTGTTACTGGGTACAAACTATAAAGACCATCATTTAAAACAATTAAATCCATAATTAAAAGGGGTGGCAGTTAACCAACATAGCAGGGAACTAAAATATCTACCACCCCATCCATTACAAGTTATCCTTGTTTAGGTTTTCTTTCTTGTAATTTGTGAACAATCTTTCCATCTGGTTTGGTATTAATCCATTCAGTAAGATTGATTGTATCTCCTTGTTTTAAATCTTGGCTGACCTTAAATGATCCCCAATATTTTTCAGGATTTTCATTATCTCTATTTAAAAATCCCTCACCTTCTTTTAATTCAAACGCCATAATTAACTCCTTTTATTGTTATGTTTGATTCTTAATGCGTTAAATGTTTTAAAATTATCAGACTTGAAAAACGCATCCCAAATTCCAGCCTTACTTATTCTAGTCTTGAGATTTTCTAATTCACTTTTCAAGACTGTAGAATTTTTATTATCTTTGTTTTGTTGGATAACATCTAATTGAGTTGCAATATAAATATCATCTATCTTAACTTCTTTGTTTGTTTCTTTAGTAACTGTCTTAGATAATTGAGTGGTAAATGGTTTAGCATTATATCCATCTTCCATATCTTTTACTTCTTCCTCATCATCTTTCATTCCAGTTCTTAAATTTAAAGCATTTAAAAAAGCATACTTTCTTGCATAAGACATACAGTTACCTGATCCATATTTATCTTTTTTAGCAAGAGCATGAGTTTCAATTTCAATAAAAGAAGAAGGGTCATCCAAATCTACAATAGTCATCTTACAAGTAGTTCTGACAAAATCATCTTCCATATTAAAATCTTTGTATGTGCAGTATGGATATAAATCATTTTTAATTAATGCCTCCATAGCAACAGCTTGAACCGCATCATGTTCTAATGGGTTGAAATTCATGCCTCCTTTCTTCTCAGTTTTTTTAACCATCCTAGCTTCAGCGGAAGCTAACTTTAGTTTTTTATATATATTATTTGACATTCTTTCCTTTCTTTATTTTTGGTGTTGGCCTTAATGTTTCAAGCATCCTATCTTTAAATGCTATTTCATCTTTTAATTTTTGTATCTTATCTTTATATTTTTCATCAATACCTTTAATTATTTCATCTCTTTCTAATAATTTTTTTGAGTATGATTTATTATCTCTTTCAAGATTTCTTATGTTTGTTTGCATCTTAGCAAGTTCCATCATTATTTTATCTGACATTTTCCTCCTTATAGTTTTTCATAAAAGTCTTCTAGCCTTTGCATATCTTCTTCATGGTAGTTCTCTAATAAAAAATTAGATTTGTAGTTTCTAATTTCTGACCAATCCACACCAATAATCATAGCAAGTTTTCTCATATCTCCATTTGCCATCCTCAACATTTCCTGTCTTTGAATATTAATTTGTATAAATTTTTTAAAGAAATATTGAAGACCTTTAAGGGTAAGTTCCCAACAATTATCAGGGGTAAAAATAGTATAATCACTATCACCTACATAAATTAAATAAGGTTTATATTTATAATCAAAATGTTTTGAATAGATTGCTGTTTGAATACAATGAGTAAATTGAGGATATTTTATTACTTGAGATTTAGAATACACCCAATCCCCAATTCTATTTTCATTTGGTTTATCATCTTTTTTAGGTTTTTTTAGTGGCTTCAAACTCACATTGCCAAACCTATTTTTATGTTCGGTTATCTTTTTTTCATTATCATTAACACAATCAATGTAACCTTCATTGGCAAGATTTAATGTTTGACCCATGTATTTATTATCATACCAATCAGAGAAAGGTTTTTCTGAAGACCATCCTGAAAAATTATCGGACACTTCATTGATAGCTTCTAAGTGTCTTTCAACATAACCTTTAATTTTTTTTAAAATAAATTGTGCTTTCATCTTATGCTTATCCTCAAACTCAAACTGTTCTATGTGAGTTTTAAAAGCAAGTTCCACATCATCAATCTTTGCCTGACCTACTAATATATTTTGAAACCAATCATGGACAAATGTACCAGCTTTAAAACTGATAGATGGTTTTTCTTGTTTAAATTTTAAGTATGGGAATAGTTGATATTTGTTATACCACATCCAATTAGATAGTGCTGTTTGACTAGGTGAGGTTGTTGCTTTATTAAAATCACCTGTAGTCCAAGCTAAATCTGTAAATCTTTCTTCCATCTGATTAAAGTATTTACAAATTATTTACAATTAAGTCAATAGTTTTATTTGATTTATTTTTCAAATAATATATCTAATATAAATGACTGTGCAAAAGGTGGATTTAAATTGGGAAGAAATATTATCAGGTGCTTCAACTGGGATTGTCAGGGAAGTGGAAAGTTTAAGACAAAATATTCAATGGGGTCATGGTGCTAAGTTTGACCGCTATCAAAAGTGGGGAAAGAGTGTATCAGGTACGCTTTGCGAAATGGCTTTGGCCAAAAAAATGAAATCGTATTTCACACATTCAGTTAACAATTTTTATGGTAAGGATTTAATCATAGATAATAAACCAGTACAAGTCAGATCACAGCTATATTCAAAGCCTAATAAATCACTTATTATCAGGCAAGGACATAAACCTGAAGATTATTACTTCTATGTTGGTGATGATTGCCCAACCTTTTATTTCTATGGCTACATACTGGCAAAAGATTGTCGGAAATATGGCAAGTGGACAGACTTCAATCAAGATAGGCCTCATGTTTGGTCTGTACCTATTGAAAGTCTTAAACCTATTACAGAATTTATAAATGAAACCTAGTTTAGAACCATTCTTAAAAGTAGAGCATTCATTATTGGATAATGAGGTTCTAACATCTACTGAGAAATGCCTCTATATGCTTCTGAGAAGGCTTGAGAACGCACCTAAAGGCTGTACACCTTCCTATGCCTATCTAAAACGAAAACTTAAAATAAAGGACAATAGGACAGTTCTTAGAGCTTTGGACAGACTACAATTATTTGGCTATATTACATGGGTAAATAGAGGCCAGAATAAAAGTAACAAATATCATTTTAGAGGCGATACTAATTTTCAATCTATATTGCAAGACAACCTAAGATTGCGTAAAGTTATGGCACAGAAACAGAAGAATAGATACAACCAAAAGTTGAGGGATAACTTTGTGAATAAGAAGGGGATAAAGGTTATAAATAGTTAACATCTTATTAACAAGGGGTCTGTCGGTGGTGTAATGAATGCAAATCGGTGGTGTAATAAATGTACCTTAATAAAGATATAATATAAATATATAACTAGTTAGTAATATGACTAAATATGTACCAATAAAAACTATACAGTATGAATTAAGTAAAATTAGAAAGTCTTCTAATTTCAACTATCAAAGAGCTATAGAACGAAATAGAAATAATCAGGCTAAAAACCCCCCCCTGATAGACCTTATTAGCTTTCTTAAAAACAAGAATACACCTGAAAAAGTTATAGATAAGATAGTGGGTGAGTATTGGGCTGAAGTTGAAAAAGATAATAGATATGAAATTAACATTGCAAAGAAACTCAAGATGAAGTATGTTAAATAAGTTAACATACAATATCTAGGTATTCAGGATATGGGGGTTAATTCTTACACCTTTCTTTCTACAACCCCCTATCCTCCTTCAACTAATCTGAATTATGATTATGTAAAGAATTAACACCTAAATTATAAATCATTTCTTCATAAAAAATTGATAATTCTTTATGAGCTTTTTTTCCATCTTTTAACTCTAGTATGTCTGATAACCTATCAGCTACATAAAACATACATATTCTATTATCTTGATATTCATATTTCATTGCTTTCTTCCTTTCTTTTTAATTAAAGTTATTCCATCTCCTTCAATGTTATCTAATAAATTTAAAGCCTCTGCTATTGCTTGAGCTGTATGTTTGTTGTTACAAAAAGCTAAAACACTACTACCTCCATTTTGTAGATCAAACTTTACTGCAACTCCATCAACATAATTATTTCCATCAAAGTTTTCTTTCTCTACCATTTGTTTATCAACTATATTATCGTCTAGTATCATTGTTTCCTTCCTTTCTTTATATTCCAAAGTGTTTTGGATATTATTTTAGCTTCATTTCTTGTTAGTATTGTCTTTGGAATTAGTTTTAATATCTTGCTGTTTATCTTTGAGATATTGTTCGTATCTTTCTCTAATTTTATCATCTT